GCCAACTTCGCCCAGCGCGGCGATGCGTTTATGGCGGCCCTGCCCCAGTTTGCGACTGAGGCCAACGACCTGCAGGCCGACGTCAATGCCAAGCAGACCACCGCCAGCGCGGCCGCCACCACTGCTACCGACCAGGCCGACATCGCCACTACTAAGGCGGGCCAGGCCGGTGCCGCTGCCGGCGCGGCAGCCAGCAGTGAAAGCGCCGCAGCAGATTCTGCGACAGAAGCGCTTAGCTATCGCAATGCCGCGGCTTCCTCGGCCAGTGCAGCGGCCGACTCTGAAGCGGCCGCTGCAGCTTCGGCTGCTTCGGTTGACGCCAAGAATTTTTCGACCGATCACTACGGCTCAGTTGCTCCCGCGATCACCTGGCCGGGGATGACCTGGGCGGATGAGGCTACCGAATGGCTGTACCGGCGCGATCCGGCAGACTCGCAGTGGCTACCAGAGCGTCCACTGTTTCAACCGATCAGCCCTGTTTCGTCATTCAAGAATGGGTTTATCAATGGTGATTTCAGTGTCTGGCAACGAGGCACATCATTTACTTTGTCGGGAGCAGGTCAATTTACGGCTGACAGATTCGCGTTCTCGCAGGTTGGGCAACCAGCCACCGTATCGCGGGAGGTCTTGAGCCCAGCCGCAATGATGGACTTTGGTAGCGGGTCAAAGTACGGCGCGCGCATCACGCTCGGTACGCCCACACAAAGTAGCTCGACGCGAGTAAGTGGATCGCAACGTTTCGAGGGCGTTAGTAAGTACGCCGGGCAACGTGTGACGCTTAGCCTCATGGCTGCGAATATTGCGCCGGGAGCTACTCCAAAAATCGGGATTGAATGGGGCCAGAATTTCGGCGTGGGTGGCAGCCCTACAGTTTCAGGCCACGCTGGAATCATTGAGCCTGGGGACATCTACGAGCGGCACTCTATTACGTTCGATGTGCCCTCTATTGCCGGTAAGTCTATGGGCACAGATGGAACCGATTTCTTCTTTATCGGATTATTCTTTAGCGCGGGCTCGGACTTTCCCAATGCGGGCGGCATCGGAATACAGACTGCGAGCAGCAGGATAGGTGACCTGCAAATTGAAGGGGGAGAGCACGCCACGAAATTCGATAAACGGCCAGAGGCTATAGAGCTAGCGCTGTGTCAAAGGTACTTTTGGCGTGGTGCGCCCGCACAAGCAATCGCGATGGGTGCGCATGCAGCTAACATGATTATTTCGTGGCCGGTGTCATTCCCCGCAACCATGCGGACTGCCCCGACGCTGTCGCATACGTTCTCGAATGTAATTTACAGCTCAAGCAGGGATGCCGAAGTCGACAGGTCAACTGTACATGGCTGTCGGGTTATCTTCTACAGTACTAATGTGAGCCTTGCCGCATCAATACTATTCACGGCCACAGACACCATTTCGGCTGACGCGGAGTTATAAGATGATTGAGATTGCAAACTACACAGAGTCCGGCAGCATCCGGGCTATCATTGATGGTGCCCAGTATATCGTCTCGAATAACCCCGCCAACCGCCATCGCCAGATGATTGCCGAGTGGGAGGCCGAGGGAAACACCATCGCGCCATATGTGGAGCCGCCCACGCCGCCGGTCTACCCGCAATTCACAGCGCTACAAATGCTGGACCTGTTTACCGAGGCCGAGCAGCTTGCCGTTGTCGAGGCGACCATGAGCGTGCCGGCCGTCAAGCTGTGGTACGACCGCATGATCGCGGCAACATTCGTCACCTACGAAGATCCGCGCACAGAGGGCGGTCTACAGGCCCTGGTAGACGCCGAGTTGATCACGGCGCAGCGCAAGGCCGACATCGTGGCGGCCATGCAGCCGGCCTGAGCGGCCCAGAGTCGATATCTATTTAGCCCTCTTCGGAGGGCTTTTTTACGTCCATCCCATGACCAAAGACCAGTTCAGGACGGCCTGCCGTCAGGCGGCCTCGCTTCAACCAGCCGAGAGGACCAATGATTGATATGCACAACATAGACACGATAGCGGTCAAGCTGGCCGGTGTCGCCGGCGCACTGGTCTCTATGCGTTTCCTCCAGGGGTCTCTTCCAGTCCGATTGAGTATGGCGGCCAGTGGCGCGCTGATTAGCTACTACGCATCGCCGCATCTGGCACAGGTCCTTGGGATTCCCGAGGGTCTTACCGGCTTCTTGGTGGGTGTATTTGGCATGGCGGTGGTTAGCCGGGCCTGGGAAGCCGTCCAAGCTTTCCCGACACAAGCGCTTTGGCAGGCTGTCATAGACCGCATTCGCGGCCGGGGGGTGTGACATGGATCAGACTCTTTACATGACTGTACAGGCCGCTGTGGCTGCCGTCTGCTGGCTTATTGTGGCTGGTGGGGCTGGCCTGGCCGTGTTCGCGCGGTGCATTCACGACACGACGATGGAGCGCCTTGGCCTGTCGGCCGTATCTCTGGCTGCCACGGGCGCTGCCTTCAGGATCGTGGCCGACGGATGGATTACCGACGGATCGGCGGCATTATCCCTGGCCATGGCTGGATATGTGATCGCCGTGGCTTACAAACATGTGCGAGGCGTGCGATGAGTTGGTTATCGAACCTCTGGGGCGCACTCGGCAAGCAGCCCGCGCCTGTACCGGTCCCGCAAGTCGCGCCCGCTCCGGGTACGGTCGTGACGTTCGACGTCGCATTCGACCGGCTGATCGACCACGAAGGCGGGTACGTCAACCATCCGGACGACCCAGGCGGGGAGACGAATTGGGGTATCACCCTGCGCACCGCCAGGGAAGCTGGCTATACCGGCAGCATGCGCGACTTGACCCGCGAGCAGGCGCGGGAGATCTACCGCACGGCCTACTGGCGGCGGGCGCGCTGCGACGAGCTCGATGGCGCCATTGCTTTTCAGGTGTTCGACGCGGCGGTCAACCACGGGATAGGCAACGCCATCCGCTTTCTGCAGCGCGCTGCCGGCGTGGCTGATGACGGCGTGATAGGACCGCTGACGATGGCGGCCGTGCGCTCGATGAGCGTCACCGATGTGCTGGCCAGGTTCAATGCTGCGCGCCTGACCTTCTACACAGGCTTGTCGACCTGGCCCACATTCGGCAAGGGCTGGGCGCGGCGAATCGCAGGCAATTTGAACTATGGAGCGGACGATGCTTAGCGCATTCGCCTTCATCCGGCGGTACTGGAAGCCGCTGGCCGGCGCGCTGGCCATGCTAGCTGTCATTGGCGCCGTGCTTCTGTATGGCTCGTCGAAATATGATCAGGGAGTGAGCGATGAACGCGCACGACAAGCCGAAAACGCCGTCGCCGCGGCGAAGTCTCGGGGCGAGGTGGATCAGGCTATCAGCCGTCTGCCTGATGGTTCCGCTCTTGATGAGCTGCGCAAGCACTGGGCCCGGGATTGATGCCGGCTGCCTGTGGACGCGGGAAATCCGCATCAGCCAGCAGGATGAGCTGACGGACCAGACTGCGCGACAGATCCTGGGGCACAATGACGCCAGGGCGGAGCGCTGTCGTTGACCGGCTCAGAATAGCGGAGCTGGCTTGCAAGGTCGGTTACGAAATGCCGCGCAAATAGATAGTGAACCCTCGCTGGTATATTGATGCCAAACAGTCAAACAGAGGGGGGCAAACCATGGCGGAAAATATAGTCATATGGTTAGCTGGATTCGTTATCGGAATGATAGTTTCCGTCTTTATCCCCGCGGGGGCTCGCAGATTCGCCGAAGCCTTAGTCGATTACGCATTCGCTCGTCGTTTAGAGAGCGAGAGGGCGGCTGGTAGGCAGCCTGTTGACCAAGAAAATGCCAAGCACAATGCCGCATTGAATATATCGAATCAGTTGCGCATGGCTGCTATAGACAGGAGATTGTTGGCCCATCAAGAAGCGTTCACGCTTTGGCGGAAGCTATTCAAGAGCATGCACACAGATGAAGTTCATGGAATTGTGCTGGAGTGCCAAGAATGGTGGGAGAAAAATTGCCTTTACTTAGAACCTTCTGTCAGCAATGATTTTTCACTGGCATACTCTTCTGCTGGGTCGCATGCATCATTGCTTGCTGCCGTCCGCGGGCAAGGGAGGACTGAATCGGTCGAAGAGAATTGGCAACGGATCATAAAACCAGGGAAGACAATACGCCAGGCGGTTTCACTGCCTCAAATTGCAGATGAACTAATGAAAGGCAAAGACGCTGAGGGGGATGTTGCTAAATAGGCTCGCTCGCATCCAGCAGCTGATACTTGCTGCTACTCATCTTGCGTGTCACCTGCCACCACT